AAGAAAAATGAACAACTAAATAACGATTTAACCAAAAGATTACAGCAATCACAACAGCATTTAGATAAGCTAAGAGGTGTATTTGCTAAGATCGATTTGACTATGGAGGCATTAACAAATGCACAAGGACTTGAAGACAGAGTCAACAACGCAGTTAACAAACTTATTGACCGGATCCAAAATGAAACTACTCCTCCTTCTGACGAGCCCTCTACTGTTGATGGGGTGTCTGGGGAGAACGCCGGAACCGGAAGTAGTAGTAACAACTAAGTATCAGGAGCAGAACATTCCTACTCAAGAGCGTCCTAAAGCCGTTCAATTCCCGCCTGTGGACTGGTTTGTTATTACCGAAGAGAACCTAGAAGAGAAGATCGCTGAGATCAATACCAAAACAGGCAACGTTGTTGTGTTTGCTATTACTCCAAAAGGCTACGAGAACCTTGCTCTAGGTATTGCAGAGCTTCGCAGATATGTAAAAGATCAGCAAGCTATTATTGCTTACTATGAAGAAGCTCTATCCGATGAGGAACCAGCTCCTCCTGCATTGGAAGAAAATAAATAAAATATATTTTCAAAAACTCGTGAAATAACAGTTTCACAGGACTTGAAAATAATATATAATACACTAACAACAATATAATCTATCATACTCCGGGTAAGAATGTGCTTTCACGGACGTAAATACTTTTCCCGAGAGGTCAATAAATGCTAAAAGTCGTTCAATCAAATCGTGAAGTCGATACAAGAAATGTTATGTCACAAGCCAAATTTTATGAAGGCTATAGTAGATGGGACGATAGTAAAGAACGATATGAATCTTGGGATGAATCAGTATCACGTGTGATGGAAATGCATCGCGGTTTCTATTCTGAGAAAATGTCTCCAGAATTGTCCCTATTGATTGATGAAGCGGAAGCAGCATATAAGCTTAAATATACTCTCGGAGCTCAACGTGCTTTGCAATTCGGTGGTGATCAATTACTAAAGCATCAGATGAAAATGTATAACTGTACATCAACATATGCTGATAGACCAAGATACTTCTCTGAGCTACTATACATTCTATTATGTGGTGCTGGTGCTGGATTCTCAGTACAAAAGCATCATGTAGATAAAATGCCAGATCTACAAGAGCGTAAGAAGCAAGCTAAAGGTTGGGTAGTAGAAGACTCAATTGAAGGTTGGGCTGATGCTCTTGGTGCTCTTATGTCATCATACTTTGTAGGAGGAGGTCAGTTTCCAGAAGTAGAAGGACGTAAAGTTTACTTCGATATTAACCAAGTTCGTCCTAAAGGTGCAATGATAAATGGAGGCTTCAAAGCCCCGGGACCTGAACCGCTGCGCAGGGCTCTCGATAAGATTGAGCACCTAATACAAACTCGTATCTTAGCTGGCGAAACTCGTCTACGTCCTATTGATGTATATGATATCTCTATGCATGCAGCTGATGCTGTACTTGCTGGTGGTGTTAGACGTTCTGCTACTATCGCCTTATTCTCATATGATGATAATGAAATGATGACAGCTAAAACTGGTAACTGGTTTGTAGATAATCCTCAGCGTGGTCGTTCAAATAACTCTGCTGTAATAGTGCGTGATGAGATTAGTAAAGAAGACTTCTCTAAGTTTATGAGCTCAATTAAAGAGTTTGGTGAGCCTGGATTCTACTTTGTAGAAGATAAAGACTTCACAACTAACCCTTGTGTTGAGATTGGGATGTATCCTCAGATTGATGGTGAGTCAGGATGGCAAGGATGTAACCTAACTGAGATCAATGGTGGTAAATGTAAGACGCCAGAAGAGTTCTATAAAGCTTGTCGTGCAGGCGCTATTATGGGTACTCTACAAGCTGGTTATACTGAGTTCAAATACCTATCAGAAACATCTAGAAAGATCTTTGATAGAGAAGCATTGCTTGGTGTGTCAGTAACAGGTTGGATGAACAACCCAGAAGTACTCTTAGATGCAGATATTCAGAAGCAAGGTGCTGAGATTGTAAAGCAAGTAAACAAAGAAGTGGCTGCTCTTATTGGTATCAATCAAGCTGCACGTACTACATGTGTTAAGCCTTCTGGTAATGCTTCTGTATTGCTTGAGACTGCTTCTGGTATTCATGCTGAGCATTCACCTCGTTATATTCGTCATATTCAGCTTAATAAAGAGACAGAAGTTGCTCAACTGATTGCTAAGACTAATCCTTATATGGTAGAAGAGTCTGTATGGAATGCTAACAATACTGATTACTGTGTTGCTTTCCCAATCATTGCTCCAGAAGGTTCTTTGTATAGAGAAGAACTCTATGGCACTGACTTATTGGAAAAGGTATCACTAGTACAGAATAACTGGGTAGAGGCGGGGACAAACGTGGATCTCTGCGCTGATGCACGTATTAGACATAACGTTTCTAATACTGTAACAGTAATGCCTCATCAGTGGACTCAAGTAGAAGATTATGTTTATGAGAATCGTCATTCATTTGCTGGTATCTCTTTCTTAGCTGGTATGGGTGATAAAGACTTTAATCAAGCTCCTATGACAGAAGTACTTACAGAAAATCAGATTGTTACGAAGTATGGAAAGGCTGCATTGTTTGCATCTGGCTTGATTGTAGATACTCGTAAGTCTGGTTTCCGTGATCTATGGGATGCTACTATGCAAGCTCAAATGCCTGCTGAGTATCGTGGAGAAGTATCAGATCTTAATGCTGAATGGATTCGTCGTTTCAAGAAGTTCGCTGATAACTATTTTATGAACGATCTTAAAGAAGCAGAGTATTGTCTCAAGGATGTCTTCCTGCTACATAAATGGACTAAGGCACAACAGAACCTTTCACCTATTGACTTTGTGTCTCAGCTAGAGATTAAAAAGTTTACAGATGTAGACACTATTGGTTCAGCAGCATGTGTAGGTGGAGCTTGTGAAATAACATTCTAAGGAGAAAGAATGGAAGAAGAGTATTGGACTGAATGCATTGCCTGCGACACAGAATCGCAGGTGCTAGTTGTGGAAAGCGAGGAGACTCCTTTGTATTGCCCTATGTGTGGGAGTCCAATGCAGTACACAAAGCTAGAAGAAGAGTGATAAATAATCCCATCGAAAGGTGGGATTTTTTTTATGTGGACATATAATGGTAATGAGTACAACGAAACGCCGGAAGAGTATCAGGGGTTTGTTTATCTCATAACAGAGCTTGATACTGACAAAAAGTATATTGGAAAGAAGTTTTTCTGGAAACCCAAAACATTGCCTATTACAAAAAAACGTAAGAGACGTGTTAAAACTCGTGTAGAGTCAGATTGGCGTTCATACTATGGAAGCTCTAAAGAGGTGCAGCAGCTTATAGAAGACAAGGGCTCAGATAACTTTAAACGCGAGATTCTACGGCTATGTAAGACGAAGGGTGAATGCTCCTACTACGAAGCTAAATACCAATTTGACAATGATGTGTTGCTTCGCGACGATTTTTACAATGAATTTATAGGATGTAAGATTCATAGTAAACATTTAGAGAAGAGCATAAAAGATGAATACAAACGAATATGACGTAACAGTAATAAAAGTCGTTGATGGAGATACAGTTGATGTAGATATCGATCTGGGCTTTGGAGTGTGTTTAAAAGATGAGCGTGTTAGAATCATGGGCATCGATACTCCTGAGAGTCGCACTAGAGATAAGGTAGAAGACTTATTCGGAGAAGCTGCTAAAGCTAGACTCAAAGAACTTATGAAGCACGGTGGTAAACTGATTACAACAGAAAATAAAGACGGTGAGGATATGAAGGGTAAGTTTGGTCGTATCCTCGGGGACTTTAAAGTTAATTATAATGGTGAGATGAAAAGGGTTACAGAGATAATGGAACAGGAAGGTCATTG